GCGCCAAGTTCGAAAACTCACCAGAACAATTCCTTGAATTCGTTCAAAACCCCGATAACATCGAAAAAGCCCGTGAACTCGGGCTTGCCCCCCCTCTAACCATTACCTTGTCGGAAAACGAACCCGACAAACCCACTAAAAAACGCGCATCAGCGCCCCCAGAGCCTCCAGAAGGCTCTAAACCCAAAGATGACTAAAAAGGGGTGCCTCTTACCGTCAAACTGCGTGAAGACGAACTGAGGCCCCCTCCCCTCCCCTCACGTCAATCTCTATTAATACTTAAGGCCCCTTTTGGGGCCTTTCTCTTATCTATCCTCCCCTTCTCAAATGCAACTTTAAACCCAAGCACAGTTCCTATACTTGATGTAACTGTGCTAGGTGACACCAGTCACCTAAAACTACGTGTTGATTAAAATCAACACAAGACTACAATTAACAACAGGTCACCTCTGGGTGACTAAAATTCAGTTAATTATACTTCGGGAATGAAAAATGAAACGAAGCAAAATGACCCGCAGGTCATCAAACAGAAACTTTCAACGCGGAACACGCGTCCACAAGAAGAATCTCAAGGCATCAACTCCGCTGCGCGGCGGCGGCCGCTTGTAGTTCCAGTTACTAATAAATTAAGTAATAGACAAGCGAATTTAATCTGGAACGAATACCATCAGGAAGAATTACGCTTGGGAGATTCTCATCTCCAGATAGACTGGATATGAAAAAAGAAGCTATTGGTGAAGCCATTGATATGGCAGGTGAGTTTTTAATACTCGCCTTACAAATACTTCTTATAGTTGCGGCATGGTGCGCTCCCTTTTTGTTGTGCACGGTTGCCCTGATTTATATTATCAAGGTGTGTTAAATGCCATGCTACAAACCGCTGAATGCCTGGCGCACTACAGAAACCACTTCGAACGGCAAGAAAGCGATTGCTTTCAAAAGATCAGGCACAACAACAATCCCGTTAAAACTACCGTGTGGTCAGTGTATCGGATGCAGATTGGATCGCTCATTACAGTGGGCTATACGGTGCGTCCACGAATCCCAAATGCATACTCAGAATTCTTTTATCACGCTGACGTATGCGCCAGAACACCTCCCTTCGGGTGGATCACTCATAAAGTGGCATTTTCAGGATTTCATGAAAAGATTACGGAAACGATTCTATCCACAGACAATCAGATATTTCATGTGTGCAGAATATGGGGAGAACTTCTCCCGCCCACATTATCATGCATGCCTGTTCGGTATCGATTTCACGGACAAGGATCCGATCCGCGAGTGCGAGGGAATTATTCTATACAACTCACCGCTTCTCGATGAAATCTGGGGTAAAGGATTTACCAGTATCGGTGATGTGACATTTGAGACAGCTGCCTACACAGCTCGATACATCACCAAGAAAATAACCGGAGAAAAACGCCATGAACACTATCAAACCACCTGCGAGCATACGGGAAACCTTATATCACTTGAGCCGGAATACACTAATATGTCGCTTAGACCAGGAATTGGCAAGCTCTGGTATGACAATTTCAAAAATGACATATACCCCTCGGACTTCGCTATTCACGCTAACCGCAAAATCAAAATCCCACGTTATTACGATAAAATTGTTGAACTCGAAGGAGGAGATATCGAAAAAATCAAAAAAAGACGTAAAGAAAAAGCCCGATCAGTGGCGGCAAATAATACCCCGGAACGCTTAGAGACCCGGGAGAAAATTCAACAATTAAAATTCAAACAGCTTAAACGGAGCTATGAATCTCATGAAATTTAACATATATGCAGTCTTTGATTCAAAGACAAAAGCCTACACAACTCCCTTCTTCGATCATGCCGAAGGCCGAGCAATTCGAACTTTCGCAGATTGCTGCAATGACGAAGGCCATCAATTCGGTAAACACCCTGAAGATTACACCCTGTTTTCACTCGGGACATACGATGACGAACTTGGTACCATCGTCCAGGATTCAATAACTTCAATCGCCACTGGCCATACACTTCTCGGGAAATAAAATGCAATCAATCTCACAAAAAGATTTTGCGCGCATACCATCGCCGCAAATTCAACGCTCTTCCTTTGACCGCTCCAGCGGGCTTAAAACAACTTTCGATGCTTCGGTACTCGTACCAGTATTCTACGATGAGGCATTGCCAGGAGATAGCTTCAAGCTCAACGCTTCGTTCTTCGCAAGGCTGAATACGCCCATCGTTCCTATCCTCGATAACATGTATTTCGAGACTTTCTTCTTCGAGATACCAATGCGCCAGTTATGGGAAAATTGGGAAAGGTTCAACGGCGCACAGGACAATCCAAACGATTCAACCGATTTCTTAATTCCGCAAATCGTCTCACCGGCCGGTGGTTACGCCCAGGGCAGTATCTATGATTATTTCGGAATACCTGTTGGCGTCGAGGGCCTTTCACATTCCGCATTACCGCTCCGGGCTTACAATCACGTATACAACAATTGGTTTCGTGATCAGAACTTGATCGACTCGATTGTTATGCCAACTGATGACGGACCAGACCTCGATACCAATTACGTTTTAAAGAAACGCGGGAAGCGTCACGACTATTTCACGAGCGCGCTGCCCTGGCCACAGAAATCAGATTCTGGCTCTGTTGAGATTCTCCTCGGTACTTCGGCCAACGTCCGATGGGGTGCGGCAAGCGACCCGAGTTTTGAAGATCAAAACGCCACGATGGCGACAAATACCGGCGATCAAGCAAGGTTCTTCGCCGGTAGTACATTTGGCAATACGGATTTAGGCGTAATGACTCCTGATGAATCGGCTGGTCTGTATGCCGATCTTTCAGAAGCAACCGCGGCAACAATCAACCAACTACGTCAATCCATTGCTGTTCAACGACTCTTCGAAAAAGACGCCCGCGGCGGAACCCGTTACATCGAGGTGATCAAAAGTCACTTCGGGGTGACATCCCCCGACCTTCGTTTACAACGTCCCGGCTATCTCGGCGGAGGCCGTACCCAGGTAAACATCAGCCCAATCGCTCAGACAACGCCAACGGGCATCGTTCCTGACGTCACACCACAAGGCAATTTGTCCGGTATTGGTACCGTTGGCGCTTCAGGCCATGGCTTTACAAAATCATTCACCGAACATACGATTATTATCGGTCTAGCCATGGTTCGTGCCGATCTTACTTATCAGCGAGGCCTAGAGCGCTCCTGGTCCCGCCAAACTCGGTTTGACTTTTACTGGCCTGAACTCGCGACCATTGGCGAACAGGAAGTGCTTCAAAAAGAAATCTTCGCTTCGGGTGTAGAGGCTGAAGATGAACTCGTATTCGGATATCAAGAAAGATTTGCCGAATATCGCTATAAGCCCTCGCTTATTACCGGAAAAATGCGTTCGATTGACCCCGAATCCCTCGATGTATGGCATTTAAGCCAGGATTTCGCCGATGCGCCTGTACTTTCTGAAGCATTCATCGAGGAAAACGTACCTCTCGATCGGTGTATCGCTGTAGCCGATGAACCACATTTTAAAATGGATGCGTATTTCAGTCTTCAATGCGCAAGGCCTTTGCCGATGTATGGCATACCTGGATTGGATAAGCTCTAATGGGTTTCTCACTCGGTGGCGCCCTAACGGGCGCAATAAGCGGATTTGCTGCTGGTGGCCCCTTGGGGGCCCTAGCAGGCGGAATCGGTGCCGGCCTAGTTGGTGGTGAAGCCAAAGCAGGTGCTAAACAGCAACAGCAAGACTCTGTACAAATGGCGCGCGAGCAAATGGATTTCCAAGAAGCGGCAAACGCAAAACAAATGGCATTCCAGGAGAGAATGTCAGGCTCAGCGCATCAACGACAGGTTGCCGACCTCAGAGCTGCTGGGCTTAATCCAATATTGTCCTCTAATTCGGGAGCGTCTTCCCCAGGTGGTGCAACTTCGGCTGGTGCCATGGGCCAAGCTCAAAACATCAAGGGTGCTGGTATAGCGACAGCACTCCAGGCTGGCCAGATGGCAGCATCAATAAGGAAGCTCGATGCCGATACAAAGCTAACTGAGGCTCAAACCGATGCAATCGCTCCTAAATCCATTACCGGCGAGATTCTCAACAAAGTGTACAATTACATTAAAAGTAAAGGTCCAAACAATGAAAAGGATTTAGAAGAATCCGTCGGTGATTTCTTTCGTGAAAAATCCGGTATAACCGGAAACGAGCCGCCTAAAAAAAAAAGACAAGTAGCGGAGGCGTACCCTCTTGGAAGTCGGCCCGCGAAACCGCTAAAACTTACCGGTCCCAAACGGAAGCCAAAGAACCCGTCGAAACCGTATTATCTTTTCGGAACAACCAGAAGATAAAAGTCCTCAAAAAAGGTCATTTATACGCGATTAAAAGCAGACCTAATCAATACTATACATATTCACAGCTGCGGAGCATGCAAAAATGAGACATTCAATTTCGTTCAAAAACGTCGAAAATATGACAAAGCAATCGTTTAAAAACGAGTGCAATATCAATAACATCATGGCCAAGTTTCAAAAAACTGGCATGATTAATCACTATGCGAACAACGCGCCCCACTACCAGGACATTCCAGCCCTGGACTATCATGAGGCGCTAGACATTATCGCAACTGCAAACTCAATGTTTGAAGAACTGCCCTCGAGCGTACGCGCCAAGTTCGAAAACTCACCAGAACAATTCCTTGAATTCGTTCAAAACCCCGATAACATCGAAAAAGCCCGTGAACTCGGGCTTGCCCCCCCTCTAA